AACGGGCATGATAAGTCAACGCTTACCGAAAAAGACGAGAGCGCGCTTATGGATTTAGCTAAGAGCCTACCTAAAGGCAAGCAGGCAGCGCTAATTGAAATTATAGGCAATACTAAGCCTCTGGATGGTAAAGACTTCGGTGATGAAATGGGAGAGGCGCGCAAAGTACTAAATGCTCTGGATGCATGCTTTGAAAGTTTTGTGTGGGTATTGGGCAATCATGAGGGCAGGTTGATTAGAGCCATAGATAGCCCGACTGATCCAGCGGAACTACTAAACATCATGCGCTTAGAAGCTGGCAAGTGGAAAATTGCCCCGTATTATTATTGCATTTTGAACAGTGGCGGAAAAGAATTCCGCATTACGCATCCCAAAACCGCTGCGGATAATGCTGCTCGGATGTTAGCCATTCAATATCACCAGAACATACTAATGGGACATAGCCATAAGCTGATGTATGACTGGGATCCAAGCGGAAAGTATGCAGCAGTGCAAATGGGGCATTGTGTAGACGAGATGCGCTTGGCTTATGCAGCACAGAGAGATGCAAGGCGCAATGCGCATCTGTTAGGCGCAGTGATAGTACGAGATGGCTATATTTGGCTACTGCACGAAAATTGTGACTGGGAAAGTCTCAAGCGGTTAGTATGATATATTGCAACAAGTTAGCAAGTATGCTAACATATTACTGCCGATGCTTTGAGAGGTCGACCGTTTTGTAAGCGGTGCAACACGGGTGCAAATCCCGTCATCGGCTCTAAGATAGACACGATTAGCATAAGTTAGATTTCCATGCTATAATTAAAGCATGATAATACAAACGATTGTCGGATTAATACTGGGCTTCATACTCATACCTGTTGGAGTTGCTATTTTAAGCAAAATCGATGATAAGCTCTCTGGACGTCATTATAAGTCGGATGCTGAGAAGACCGAAGAAGACTGGCGCAAAGACCGAGAGCAAGAAGACGAACTGCATCGAATTATGTGGGAGTGATATGGAAAACAAGACTTTCCAAAACTATGAAATTCCGCCTATCGAATACTGCAAATATATAAATCTAACTGATGATGACATAAAAGCATTGATTGAAATTTGTCTCATCACACTAAACGTAGAAGATATGCGCTTCTGGCTTGATTTACTTATACATCGCAATTTGTCACCAAATACCCCAAAATGACGAATTACCAAAATCAGCCCTGATATAAAATAATAGTCATTTTTTGTCTATTATCCTATTCTCATGTAAAGTTTTGACGATTATCTTTACATGACAATCGCACTTATATACAAAGCAAAATAAGCGCCGCTGTCTTTCAAAGTGGATTGCGCTTTATAAATTATTTTCAATCTGATTTGTTTTCAATCACATAATTCACAAGGGCTTCAATGCAATAAGATAGACGCTCTAATTTCTTGCCTCTACTCTCCATTACTGCAAATCTATGAGTACCTACATAGTGAACGTACGGCGCTGCTCCTAATGGGGGTATCTGCTGACTGTGATATCCTGCTGGATTTTCTCCCTCTGGCGAACAAGAGAAGGTATATGCTCCGTAATTGTCTCCACCTATTAAACTTTCTAAAGCGTTGATGAGGTTACTAATTAGCTGCGTCAATTTTGCATCACTCATATTATCCTCTCTTTGGGTTGTCTTATAAAATTATAACATAAGAGTTATAATTTAGTCAATCCAGTATTCTGGAGGTGGGAGGCAGTTGCCTCTGGAGCCAGCCGTAAAAAGCTGGCTTTTTATATGATATTCTCTGCTATTAAAACATCAGCACTTGACAGATTTCTTACACAGAATATAATACTTGAAGCGGATCAATACTCCCATACATCACTGTGGTGACGAACCACAGAACTAAACGCCCATTATTGGGCGTTTATTATTAACTTGTAATCCTAAAAATATCTGCTATAATACTCATAATAGTACCCGCCACGCGAGGCATTCCAGCAAAGCCCTGCGCAAGCTGAAGTTGGAGTAAGTCAACCTCATAAGCGCTTATGAGAAAGAGCCAGCGGACCGAGGCGGGTCATAGTCTCCCCCACTCCTTAGGGGATGGGGTGCGAGAGCTGGGGTTCATTCCTGGCTCTCTGCTTTTTAATTTGCAATCCTGTAAAAATATGCTATAATATATTTACAGCCTTTCTAAGATTGGTTGTCTCCCTCGGGGACGCCTGAGGCGCCGCGCGGCAATATGGTCGGGGTTTGGGTTCTATCCAGCCCCGACCGATTTTTATGTTATACTTTCATTTGCATAAAATCAAGCCACAATAATCACTTGCATAATTATAAAAATCGTGTTATGATTATTGTAATTAAATAGGGATTGCGGAGTTTACCGCCCGCCACAGGTTGCCTGAAATGGCAGCAATTGTGGTGGGTTTTTTATTTTAACTTGCATCCCATAACAGTGCCGACGGGCGATAAGCGGAAAGGATCGAAAATGGCAGATAATAGCCAACCCACTGAGGGAACTCAGGAAATCAGCAAGACGCAGGAAGCTGCGGAAAAAATCACTACGGCACAGCCGGATACTACTGCTGTAGAAGCAGGCAAGACATTCACACAGGCGGATGTGGATCGGATCATTGCGGAACGCTTGCAGCGTGAGCGCGCTAAGCTGCCTAATGACGAGGAACTCAAAGCCTATCGTGAGTGGAAGAAATCTCAACAGAGCGAGGCGGAGAAAGCTGCTGAGCGCGAGAGGGAATATCAAGCGTTACAATCCAGAGCAATTGAACTGGAACGCGAAAATGCTGTGATCAAGGCTGGCGTGAAGGCTGATGACGCCGAATTTGTGATTTTCAAAGTATCACGAATGGAAGGCGACTTCAAGAAAAACTTAGACAGTTTTCTTGCCGAGAATAAAAAATATACTGAACCGGTTACTGAAAATGTACCCGGAACTAAGCACAATCCGAGCACAACGGATCAAGACGCTAATTTTATAGCAGCGGTTCGGCGGGGCGCAGGATTGAAATGAAAGGATAAAACATAATGACTATTGCATTAGCTTCAAAATATCAACCAATTCTGGACGAGATTTACAAAAATGCCAGTTTAACCGCGTCAATGGACGCGGCAACAAAACCTGTCAATTTTGGCGGGGCAAACGCCGTAAACGTGTTCAAAACCTCGATGGTTGGGCTTGGTGATTATTCACGCTCTACCGGCTATCCCGTTGGGGACGTTGCCGGAGCATGGGAAACCTTGACACTGTCAAAGGAACGCGGACGGGCATTCTCGATCGACCGCATGGACGACGAAGAAACCTTGGGCATGGCATTCGGCACACTCGCAGGAGAATTCATCCGCACACAAGTTGCTCCTGAACTGGACGCATACCGATTCTCAACCTACGCATCGACAACCGGCATTCAGGAAGTCGCCACACCGGCAGCTCTGGACACAGGGGCGAAAGTCCTTGCAGCCTTTGACGTCGCAATGGACAAGCTGGACGAAAAAGAAGTACCAGCAGAGGGACGGAAGTTATTTATATCATCCAGTTGTTATAACCTACTGAAGGGACAGCTCACACGAACGCTAAGCACCGAGACATCAGCGGATAGACGCGTATTCGAAATCGACGGCGTTGAAGTTATTCCTGTTCCGCAGACACGGTTCTACAAGGGCATCACCCTGGTTGACGGTTCATCCGCTGCAACCGGCGGCTACTCCAAGACTGAGAACACTGGTAAAAACATCAACTTCCTGTTGCTCCACCCGTCATCCGTTTTGCAAGTAACAAAACTATCCGACCTAAAAGTTTTCGCTCCGGAAGACAACCAGACGGCTGACGCTTGGTTGATTCAATACCGCATTTATCACGACGCGTTTGTTTATGCCAACAAGAAAGAGGGCATTTACAGTCATATCGCTACAAGCTAAGTTAATGAATGATAATAAGGCGGGGCGAATAATCCCGCCTTTCGAAAGGATGAATTATGGCAGCATTAAAACCAATTCAAATTGCCGGCTGGCTGAAGGACGTAAACGATAATTTTGATTCATTGGCGTCACTTCCTGGATTGCACATTACAAAATTTACGTTTGACACTGCTGCGTACGACGCAGCAAGCACACCAGCGAGCAATAAGACCGTTGGTGCGCATCCACTGGCAGTAAAAATTCCTGATAATGCAATCGTAATTATGGGGTTTGTGGATGTTATTGCAGACGTCACTTCCAACGGAGATGCGACCGTTGCGATCCACCTGGTGAACGCAAACGATCTTCTGACAGCAACGGGGAAAGCAAATTTGACGCTGGCAGCACAATTGCCCATGGCGGCAGTAATTACCACACCGATCAAGCTGGCTGCAGAAAAAGCGGTTACTGTGACCGTTGGAACCGCTGCGCTGACCGCTGGCAAGATTGACGGCTATATCGTCTGGATAGAAGGAGCGTAAAACATGGCTGGATTAATCAACGGTTCTGACTGGATGCAAAAAATACCAGTCGCAGGAACATACACTGCAACAAGTGCAGACGCCGGCGTAAACAAATCAGTTATCAATACTGGTAAAGCGGACGCGACCGGATTCATCGTACAGGTAATCCGTGCGAATATCGAGACCACCGCCAAAGCAAAAATCAGCATGGCAGCCGGTGTAATATCGGTAGAAGACAACAGTTCTGATTTTGTGGTGACTAACGGCGATGTTATCCACTGGATCGTATACTAAAAAGGGCTGATCAATGGCGAGTTATGCGGATTATACATATTATCTTGACACTTATGGCGGGACGATAATCCCAGCTGAGGCGTTCGAAAAAGCAATGCGTGATGCCAGCCGCGAGGTCAATCGGTACACATTAGAACGAGCTGAAGCCGTGCTTGCCGCTAATTCTGACCTTAGCCTAATTGAGAAAATCAAGTTTGCCGCATGTGCGGCAGCTGAAGTGATTTATCAGTACGGTAATCAGATAATGGGAAGGCGCGATATTGCCAGCGAGAGCGTGGGGGATCATTCTGTAAGCTACTTATCCGCAGACCAGTTACGAGCCAATGAAGTGCACGCTATAACAGAGACGATTAATGGCTACTTGGGCTTGACTGGTCTGATGTTTTTGGGGTGAGCAGATGATAACGCCACATAGCATGACCTGGTATGAGGGCAATAACGTTAACAACGTGATGGTATATACGCGCCATGAAGTGCCAGAAGTGATGTGGCAAGCCAGCAAGGCTGCTAATGTAATTAAATCAGGGCTGCAGGAAGCTGACCGTGCCAATATTTGGGTGCCTTATAAGCTGCATGATGGTACTGACCGCAGGGATACGTTGAACTTCAAAGTTGGCGATTACTTAGTCAAGGGGATTGTATATGATGAAATCAATGCCACGTTCACAATTGCCAAGCTGCTGAAGAAGTATCCCAGCGCGGTCAAGATAACCAGTGTAGATGATAAGGATTACAGCTTGAGTGGCGAGAATTATGTGCGCTTAGGTGGTGGCTAATGGCAAAGCTCATGTATATCGAAACGCCACGCGGATTTGTCAAGCAAACTAAAACAAAGAACGGCGTGATTACGACCGAGCTCAAGTGGAACCCAGGCTTTGCCCCTAAGCTAAACGCAAGCCATATAAGTGCGCAAGTTTACTTGGATAGTGAAGTACTGCGTACATCGAACAAGTTTGCGCCGGTGGTTACTTCGATGTTGGTAAAAAGCGGTATCTTAGG